AGTCTCCACCGGTGTATTACCATTGGTGGTTTCCTCGGATGTAACAGGGGTTGATTCTGTGGCATCTGAGGTGGTATCTGGGGCTGATGCCTCGATAGTCTCGTTTGTCATGTGTTCTCCTTCGAACGTTGTTTATTCTTGGTGTGCTTTCAGGACTTCCTGAACTACATCCCATACTGCATTCTTGACTTCAGGATCTAAATCATTATAGACCTCAGCAAGATCATCAAACGATTTAACGTCTGATATTTTAGCTACCATATCTACAGCAATTTCTGGTAACGTCTCTGGATCTCCTCCAGTAACTACATCTTCTTCTTCGGGCTCTGCCTCTGAAAGGAATAGGGCTTCAACTGAATCATCATCAATCTCAACTGCTTCACAGCCATGATTCATCTCTTCGACAATCCCGCCAATAAGGCTATGTCTGTTTTTATCAAGTCTCTTCTCTATCTCTTCAATTTCTTCTGGTGTTAGTTTCATTATATTCTCCCTTGAAATAATTCATCTATTGATTGTTCTGGCAAGACATCCGTTGGGTTAACCACCGCTGGGGCATCTGTCGGTTCTTGTACAGGTGCTTCCTCAAAAGGAACTTCTCTGTCATCTACAACAGGACTGTCCATCCACTTCTTAAAGCTTTTATTCTTGACAACGTTGTTCAACTTACCTGATAACAACTGGAGACTTGTATCATCAACAACATCTTCTAGTTCAAATAGGTTTGTCTCATCAACAACATCCGCCGCAACAGCATCATCAATAGCTTGCTTAGTCATCATCAACATCCTCGTGAATTCAACAGGTAAATGTGTTTCATCTGTTTCAAATAGGGGATAGTCAGCTTTTAAGCCAAACAAGGGCTGAAGCTTACGTGTTACTTTAACAAGGCTATTAAGCGACTTCTTCTTGAAATCACCAACAGGACTGAATCCACCAACAAAGTCATCTTCTGACTGTGCTAACTTCTCTTGTCCCTCTAATACGATCGGGTCAATACCCGCTGTTTTATCAGTTATCATTTTCACTTTCCTTAAGCATTTGTTTGGCAGGCATTAATTCTTCTACAGCTCTGATTGCAGCACCATAAGTATCCCCACCTTCTTTAACCTTGGCCTGATATGCATCATTCATCTTATCATAATAAGCATCTTCAGCTCTTGTAGCCTCAACTTTCTGTTCCACAAAATCTTTCTTTAAGTCTGATAGTGGGATGAAGCCCATTGATTTAGCTATCTTTTCTTCTTCTCTTTGATTAACTACCTTACGACCAAGGGCAGAGCTATACATGTTTGAAGATAGACCAGCTTGCCATCCGGCCCAGTCCTGTGCTGTCTTGGCATGCATTGTCACACCGATGATGAGATCACTATGACACTTGCCACAAGCATTACTTGCTGCAAACGTGTCACGCTCATCATACTTCATCAATTCTTCTACTACGTTATCACAGGTTTTATCTGCACATTTGAATACGTACAACGGCACTAGTAAGTCCCCTTAGTTGTTTGGGCATGTTCACCTGGTAGTGGGAGCTTACGACCCCTGCCACCTCTTAATGATTGTGCTACCTCTTCTTCAGGGGACATAGGCATTGATTCCATAGGTGCACCATCGGGTCTTGCACCAGGAACCGTAGCAGGTTTCTCTGGTTGGGGTGGTGGTTCAACAACAGCGAATTCCCGAGGAAGGTCGAACAGGCGTATTATTTCGTCACGTATCTTACTGACGTCTACGCCTAACTGACCAAGAACGGGGGCAAGCTGAAGCATCTGTTGACGCTTAACGGATTCAGCAATCGGTGTGCTTGCTTGGTCTTGGGACACGAATTTAAACTTACCATCCAACTTGACAGGGGCCACAATCTGAGGTACACCATCAATGTTAACGACCTCTCTATCGGAATCCTCTGATATAAGACCAATGATACGGATATACAATTCAGCAATCTGTTCAATCATTCCATCTCTTTCACGTGCCAGCCTTCCTATCTCACTGGCTGTGTACTGGGCCAATGCAGCAATCTCTGTTGCTGAAGACTTACTAGCCTCACCTCTTGTGAACGGAGCCATAACACTACCCTTTGCAAGGTCATGGTCTATCTGGTTTAGATAGATGCTATGGTTTGTTGAAATTGGAATAGACGGAACAACTGATATCAACCCAGCTAGGTTCTCAGCATCGACGGGGATCATGGCCCCGTCTATCCCTGCGGTTATTTTGGCTAAGGCCTCCTCATCAATACTGCCCTCACGGACTAAGAACTGACGGGTGTCTCGTCGGACGGCGTTCGCCCAAAAAGACCGCAAAATGTTTTTCTCATATACTTGATCATAAATACGCTTCATAGCGCTTATACCATCTAATGGTTGATCAGGCACACGTGAATAATAAAGGGGTACTAAAGGACTGGTGAATTCACCGCTAGCCCTTGTAAGAGGTATCTCCTCATCTGATAGGAGACGGTCTGTGTTCTGAATATTAGGTGTCCAGAAATAAAGCTTGTTATTAACAAAGTCATATAGCTCTACGACCTTACAATAAAGAAACTGATCAGGTAGGTCACTACCATCTGATACACTATTGTTATCGTTGTTGCTAGGGGTCGACTTGAAGTAGTCCTCCTTCTTAACAGGAATCCACTTCTTACGTCCGAACCTCTTGTTCATTTCAGCAACTGTCTCAAAGTAGATATGTCCAACAAAACGTTGTTCGTCCCAAGAGGATGCATCTCTGTCCACAATAACATCCCAAGGAGAGAGAGCTCTAATACCCACGCGATCAAGAATATTCTTGGCATCCTTAGGATACAATTTAATATACGACTGGGGATATATAAGAGCCATCCTGGATGCAAGCTCACACTGGGTCTTTTGTTCAAAGAGGAAACGATTCGCCACAACCTTAGCAAGCTCCTTATCACCCTTTCCCTGTGCATCAGCACCGATCTCCACTGCTGGTGACTTGCTGAATAGTGAGGCTATAAACCCCTCTATGTACGCGTAGGCATCAGCTGTCTCTATCTTGATCTGGTTTCCTGCATCTTTATCTTTATAAAAATCAGTTAGGTATGCCGCTTTATATCTTGACATTTCCTGTTGCTGTCTGCTCCAGTAGTCGGTATGCGCAGCTAACACTGTCCTTATAAAGCTCACCTTATCTGTATTATTAAGCTCTGACATATTTCTTCCTCATATAAACACTAGTTGTAAAATCATTCATCGTTCCTTTCTCTCCGCCATTCCAAGGCTCTCGTTGACAACACGGTCAGCACGTCTCTTTTTAATCCACTTAGGAAGAAATGCCTGTGTGTTCACTGTGACACGCTTAAGACACTGTGCTGCTAGGGCTAAGGCTATCACACAGTCACCATGATGATCCATCGTACTAGGGACTGAAGGTGCCATACCTTTACTATCAACCATAAAGCTCCTTATCTCAGCATACGTTATACTATCACACCTCGTGATGATGCCCTCATAGAACAATGCCTTTAGCTCCTCAAACATTATAATCTTAGTCTTCTTGTTTGTGTTCCAATCTTTATCAGCTTTATCTTTCCATAGGTTGTAGTACCCACGATGTCTCAATTCATTCAAGACAGGCAGACCCCAGTTGTTCTCTTCAACAAGCACCTTTGCCTCATTATATTCCGTTGCTATACGAACAATGTGTTCAGCCAATTCTACAGGGGCCGTTGTATTAGACCTGTACATGGCCACAGGGGCATACGATATCTTATCCATAACCATAATCACACTATAGTCTCCGGACCGTCCAGAGGCAACGTCAACCCCCACGCCATATGCTGCATCAGGTTCAGGCTCGGCAAACTTGTAGTACTGGTCGTTCTCTGGTTCAATATCAATAACCTCACAATAACGTAGGTCGTCGTCTGTAAAGTAAGCATCACCTGACTGAGCAAACGCATCCTTCAATATCAGCGGATATTCCCGAGCAAACTTAGAGGCACCAAGCCTGTGTATCATGTTCTCACGCCAGTACATCTGTCCCGTTGATAGCTTGTGCTTGACCTGATAGTCTACATCTATTGGCTCATATGTAGAGGGATAGTCCTGTTTGTAAGAGGCATGCTCTGCCCAAGAGAAGAATCTGAATTCCCATGATGCCTCACCCCTACTAGCCTTGATAACCTCCTGATGGAATGCATCACCATAGGCATTGGCCGTAGATTCAATAATAAGCTGGTTCCCATTAAGCGCAGCAACAGCGGTTGCCTTGAGCTCTTCTGGCTGAGGAACAAAGGCATATTCCGATATATGTAGGGCATTGGCGGTGAATGAACGTAGACCACCCTTACCTTCAGCACTAACGGCCATAACCTTAGCACCGGTATCTTCAAATATCATTTCAGTAGTGTTATCAACAGACAGGGGACGACGTAGTCCAGGGGGTAGTTGGCTATAATAAAACTGATACATGCCAAGAAGGTGTTTAGACGATGATAGCTTGTGACTGAGGATACATATAGTTATAGGCTCCTTAGCGGTGTACCACTTCCAGAACAGATAGGCACTAACAAACGTTGAGGCACCGATTTGGCGTGGTTTCAGGAATAGGCAGTCATTGCCCGTGCACATGCTTTCCAACATTTTTAATTGTTCATTACTAGGCTTTAACGGAATTATTAAACCATCCTTACCTATTATTTTTAAACGACTTATAAAGAGACCTGGGTCTTCCATGATCTCTGTGATTGTATGAGGCATCCGCTTCCTTTGCTGGTGTCCGACGAGGACGGTACATAGTATAACCTTTTGTAAAATCGAGGGTGAAACTGAAACAGCTTTCTACAAAAAGTAGAAAACTGGGGGGAAATATTTGTGGTACCAAATATAATAATTAAAATTATTATATTTAAGGGTATTACCTTAATAACATTAATTTACTATTAATGTTTCTTCCAGTCCTACTGATACTACTACACACCACTATTAATATAATAATAAATTACTATCCTATCTAAATCAACCTATCAATATATCCCTCTACTTTAGACTTACCATTATCACCCCTGATATCCTCCATCATCCTACTACTATCTACTACACCCTTATACTTAAATAATCCATTACCAATATCAACACCATAATCCTGGATTTCTACCATCCATACATCTTGATCTTCATCCATAACTTCTACACCACAACCACAACTATCATCAACATCATACCACTTACTTATTTCTTCAAATACAAATTCTATTTCCTTTCCTATCCGGAATCCCTCTCCATCACCATTCACTAATACACCTCTAACATACACCAATTCCCATTCATTAACCATTATTATCTCCTATCAATAATAATAATATTATATTATACCATCCCACATTTTACATCACTATTATCAACAAACTTCACATTAACAGTCATCAACAGACACTACAATACACCCACCATTTACCCCTCAAAAAGATAGCTAAATTGCGATAGTAAGAATTGATATAAGCTGTATATTACTACTAATACACTGGACTGATAGCTGATAACACGACCATCGTCGTTACTGATATGATATTAAACTTCATAACCGTCGCCATCCACCAGTTCTCTTCTAATGCCATTGTCTCTTTTAAACTACCTATCATCATGTCTTCCTCCGACGTTAGTTATATTATACTTCAGTCATTACAGGTTTACATGCATTTATTATTTTATATTACCCCTGATTTTATAGTAGTCGACCGGGATAGGGATACTGTTTCCTGACCCTCTGTTCCCTCTCCTACTACCCGTGATACTACCAATATATAAACTGGTGGACAACGGACTACAAGGTATTCAGACCTAACCGTGTTTAAGCCAGTCCTTCATCTCTCTTGCCTCATCTTCCATCGCCTTATCATAGTTCTTATCCTCTCTTCTACGCTTAAGCATTTCCATTTGAGACAGTGTTGACAGGAGATTACTGAAGGTTTGTCTACCTATCCTTGGGTTATCAGTCATCTCTATATCGTTGACTGCTTCTATACACAGTTCCCATAGGACGCTCTCTATATCCCTAGACTTTAGGGCTCTCTTCATTTTAGCTG